TGAGTATTCAATTGATGAAGTGCAGGAAAGCTATTCTGTAGAACAGGACAAAAAGTAATATGGCCTATCTTGAAATGACGCTATCACAATGTGCCGCGTTCGACAAAGCGAATAGCTTATCAACAAAACTTACAGGATGGGGGATTATCTGTAGGGATAGATTCGAGCGTAATCTATCTGTTCGTGGCCTAAAGCGTCGTAATGGTGTGCGTTTTCAGAAAGAGGCAAAGTAAATGACAATCGTCCAGTATCTCACAAAGTCCGAAGCAGCGTGCTGCACATCATCAGAATTAGTTCGTTTCTCACAGTCAGATAAGAAGGGATTCGAGCAGTTGAAAGAAATGGCGCGTGAAGAAATGACAAATCGCGGTATCGCAATTGACGTTGTGGTGGCAGAGAAGTAATTCATAACTTGGCCGAATGCATTGTTGTCTACATTTGATAAAATTAAAGACAGCAATATTTTTGTCGGCCAAGTGCATCGTGGTGCTAGACCACGTTAAAAACCATTAAGTTCTAGCGCGTTACTTGGTAGAGCATCTGTAGTGATACAGTAATAAGACTCTACCAAGTGGGTTGGGTAACATACTACAAACTACATCGTGTGAGGTAAGCATGGCCGACACAAGATTGATTTGTAAGGATTGTGGTTCAGAAAATGTGGATTTTTCATGGGAAACTCCACATGAATCACTGAAATTATATTGTCTTGATTGTTCAAGAGATAATATCGAGACAATTACTTTGGTGGATGAAGAAGAGGAAAATTCATGATTATCACCATCACGAATGACCGAGGTGAAAAACTTGATATCGTTGTATCTTTCACAGATACAATGGATAGAATAATTGAAGCACTATATCCTCCAGCTCTTAAGGGTAATTCAAAAGGATATATTCAATTAATCAATCATGTATTTGGGAAGTAGTAATGGCCACACTTCTCGAGAAAGCACTTGCATCACGCAAATATAATCGAATAGAAGAATTTTCAGAAGAGGAAAAAGAATTAGTTCTGGCATGGCTCGCTGATGAAATAGGGGTAACACAAATCAGCAAAGCATTAAAAATGAATGGAACTGGTAACGTATACGCTTTTCTTGCACGCGGTGCAAAGCAAATATTTCAAGAAAAAGGTAACAAAAAGTGAGACGAGAAGAAGCAACAAAACTTTTGCGAACAGAACTAGATAAGCACGGTTTACCTGATTGGCATATCAAATCTGTTGATATGACGAGAGAGGGTTATCTAGGTCTGTGTTCGTATAAAGATAAAACAATTCAACTGAACACATATCATATTGATATTCACCCTGATAAGGAGATTATCAATACAATAAAGCATGAAGTAGCTCATGCACTCTGTCCTAATCATGGCCACGACGATGTATGGGCTAAGAAAGCTCGAGAAATTGGCTGTGATAATACTTCAGTAGTATGTAATCTTGGATTACCTGAATATGTAATTGAAGCATTACGTAGTAATCAAATTGTAGAAACTGAAGTAGAAGAAGAAGTAGTTCGTAAGGTAAACTATCGCGTAACACGTATTCAGGATAAATGTCCTGAATGTGGTAAGGTAGCAAAAGAAACTAGAACAATTGAGATTGGATGGCAAAAGCTAATCTTTCTTGCTTGCGGTCACGTCGTCAAAAAGGACATACCACGCCCCACAGCATTCGAGAGTATCACATTTGATGGTAATGAGAATTGCAAGCATGAGTGGCCTGATAAGGTCATACATACTGGTGAAAAGGTAAGGGGAACAATCTGCTCCAAGTGTGATGCTAAAAGACCATACCAGTTTCAATTAGATGGTATGCGTTTTCTAGAACGTGCTGATGGTAAAGCCGCGATTCTAGACCAGCAAGGTTTAGGTAAGACAATTCAATCTCTCGGTTATATCAAATTCCATCCCGAAGCCACACCATTCTTATGGCTTTGTAAGTCCGGTCTGAAGTACCAAGCTGAAAAAGAGATTGTTCGTGTTCTGGGTATGAAGTTTGTTCCTTTTGTAGTTACATCAGGCAAAGGTTACATACTCCCCGGTTATAAGTGCTACATTGCATCATTCGATATTCTTCGTCGCATGAGTAGTGAGCGATTGGCTCAGCTTATGGGAATGATTAAGGGTATCGTAATTGATGAAGTGCAGCATATCAAGAACCCAGATAGTTCACGAACAAAGGAAGTAAGAAAGTTGTGCCGTGGACTCGAACACATCATTCCACTATCAGGAACACCTTGGAAGAATCGTGGTAGTGAATTCTATGTAATGCTGAATCTCATTGACCATAAGAAATTCTCTTCGTTTGAGGATTTCAAAAAGCAGTGGGTTTCGTATTACTTTGAAGGTGATAGAACTAAAGAAGGTGGTCTAAGAAATATTCCGAAGTTTAGGGAATATACAAAAGACATTATCATTCGTCGTGAACGTGAACAGGTGATGCGTGAATTACCTCTCATAAACAGAACAAAACTCTTTTGTCAAATGCCAAAAGAGGCTAACGAAGCATACAATGAAGCTGAGGACAATTTCATCAAAGTATGGAATCAGCTTGTAATTGGTGGTGAAGAGAATAGTTTTGCTGCGGGTGGAACGGTATTAACTGCACTTAACACAATGCGTCAGATTGTGGGGATTGCTAAAATACCCGCTACGCTTGAACAAGCAGCAGAATTTCTCGAGAACACAGCTGATACAAAGAAAAAGCTTATCATTGGGGTGCATCACATTGCAGTGGGTCTGGAGATATACAATCAATTAACAGAATGGGGAAAAGCTCAAGACCCAGTTGTAAAAGTTGTAGCGTTACGAGGGGGAACATCACCAGAAAGTAGATTCGAGATTCAAACACAGTTCAATGAAGATGAAAACACGAGAGTATTAGTAGCATCTACATTGTCTGCTGGAGAAGGATTAAATCTACAAACTGCTTCTGACATGATAATTCATGAAAGGCAATGGAATGCAGCGAATGAAGAACAGTTAGAAGATAGAATTGTCCGTATCGGTCAGAAGAGTGCGAGCGTAAATGCAATATATGCTGAAGCAGAAGGCACAGTAGATGCTGACTTTGATGCAATAGTTTCTCGTAAGAGAGCACAATTTCACAATGCAATGAATAAGGAAAAGGCCATTGAATGGAATCAGACTAGTATAATCAAAGAACTTGGTGAAGCAATCGCAGCACGTTGGAAGCGTAATAGAGCATCATAAAAGAAAAAATGACCAAACAAATCATAGAAGTTGGTGATAGGGTAAAGTGCAATCATTCTGAAGATATGGATAGAATTGACAGAGTAATTGAGATAAGAAATGGTATTGATACTCTTGAATATGTGATAAGAAAACCGAATGGCCAGATATACACGGCGCATGAATGCATTTTGGAAAAGTTAGTTTACGAGAAGAAGTCATGAAATGTGATGAAGCATTAGATCATGTTATGTATTGTAAATCATGCTATGATAAAATACTAAATCATCAGCGCTCCTTTGCTGGTTCACATACTAGTATTAAGAAAGCTGAAGCTGCACGATTGAATGGATTAAAAGGTGGCAGACCAAAGGTAAGAAAGTCATGAACATCACGATAACTCTTCTATCACGAAATGAAAAAGGTAGACAACGTAAAGTTATAATGGATGGCAAAATCTCAAATATTAATGGGCATAGTCACTATAACCTCAAAAGACTTTGGGAAGCAGAACGAACAATTAACGAGCTAACATCAATTAGAATGCATCTTTCAGTTGATTTGTATGGAGAACAAAAAGATGGTAACTGAATACAAGTATTTCCATTTTGCTTTCATTTTAAATGGAGTAAAGCATAACATTTCGTTATGGGGAAATAGTTATCAAGTAGAATTTCTTCGTGCAATTCATATTGCGAGTAAATTATGACAAAAGATTTTCATATTATTATCAGTAAAACAATTGATAATAAATATAAAATTCAATATATGTATTTTACTGATGAAAGAGATTCAGAAATAACTAAAGTTATTGATGTTGAGAAAATTGCTAAATGGGTTAAGTCATGAAAATGGGATTTACCGGAACACAATCTGGAATAGTTGAATTTCAAAAGGTAAAGGTAACAGAATATTTTGAACAATACTTACCAAATGAATTTCATCATGGTGATTGTATTGGTTCAGATGCTGAAGCTCATATTCTTTTTCTAGAATACCATACAAGACATGATACAGAAGAGAGAAGGATAGTAATTCATCCACCAACAAATCCAAATAAGAGAGCATTTTGTGGATTGCATGGATTACAGGGTAGTGAAAAACGTATTCCAGAAGAATTAGCCGTGAAATTGGTAGAATGCAAATATCCGGTAAAAATTGAATGGCATTCCAACAAAGTCTATCTTGAACGAAACAAAGACATTGTGAATGATTGCGAAATTATGCTCGCCACTCCAAAAGAAGTAGAACATACGGTAAGAAGTGGAACGTGGGCAACGATAAGATATGCGTGGCATACGAAGCGCACAATCTTTGTTATTCCACCGCTTGAAGGTGAAACAGTATGACTATGGAACAATATGAAATAGCAGAATTACTGGACTGCATACATAATTTTGTTATTGCTATAATTAGAGAAGAACAAGATCCTCATGTAGCAAATGCATTAGCATGTATAAAAGCAAGGGACTTTCTAGGTGATTGCATTAAAGAACTGGTAAAAGAATCATGAAAGAATACGAACACGGCGAAACAGAATTACGTCGAGAGAATAAAATGCCACAGAAAATGCCACCATTACCTGGACGATGTATTGGTTCTGTATCTCCTATGCAATGTCCAAAATGTGATAGTGTAATCGCAGCATCACAAGCTATTTTACTTGGTGATGATGAATGGGAAGCAACTATTTGTACTGGTTGTGGTCATGTTCATAATCGGGTGAAGCTTTGATTATTTGTACATATGAAACACCAGAAATTGATAGAACATATGATGTACAAGGATATGATGGACAAAATAAATTACAAATTGGAGTTTTGAAAGTCGTTAGAAAAGCAACTAGAGAAGAATATGTAGAATGGTGCAATGAAACTAATTCTAAAGAGCCAATGACACATAATGATGAACTTTTTTACTATGAAGTACTTACGGATTAATAATCATGACATTAGAAGAAGCTCTAGAAAGAATCACAAAATTAGAAAATATGATTCGTGAACTTAAAATTCATGAACCATATCCATATAGTCCGCGTATTGAAAGATTGTATCAAGAAGTGGAAGAAGAATAATGGACATAATCGTTCCAACAGGCAAAATACGTATTGTGTTAGATGCTACACTATATACATCATTCCAAGCATGTGATGAACAGTTTCGGTTGAAGCATATTCTGAATCTAGTTCCGATGAGTGGAATGGGTAAGGCAATTGAAAAAGGGAGTATGATGCATCATATTCTTGAAACATTTTATAAAGCGAAAAAAGCTGGAAAAGACCGTAATGATAGATTACAAGCCGCGGTAAATACGGGACAGACTTACATAACAGGTTGTGAACATTGCATAGCAAATGCATGTTTGATTCACAAAGATAATTCATTCAAAGGTCCACAAAGCATAACGATAGATGATGGACATGACGTAATAAACACTTTTCAACAATATGAAGAGTTTTGGAAAAATGACTCATGGACCACTTTAGAAGTCGAGCACGTAAAAGGTAAAGTAATCTATGAAGATGATGAACTTTCCCTTCTATGGAAAGCAAAGTGTGATTGGATAGTGGATACAGATGTAGATTTCGGAATATCTGTAGACCATAAAACAGCATCAAGACGTGATGATGTATCGTCACTTGATAATCAATTCATAGGACAGTGCATAGTCAATAACCAATTGAAAATGTATCGTAACGTGATTGGTTATCAAACTTCTCTAAAACCACATGAGAAATTTACTCGTGAAGCAGTCAATTACACAAAATCACGTATAGCAGAATGGACGTTAGAGACTGCAAGTTATGCGTACGATTTAGCCGCGGTTCTCGATTCACAGCGTTTTCGTCATCGCTTCACCTCATGTCGTCGTAGATTTGGTGATTGTATATTCCGTCACGTTTGTGAGGGGGAACCAGAAGATAGACAAAGATTACTAAATGAAAAATTCAAGGTAAGTGATAGAATCTGGGATATTTCAAATGACTGAGTTTTCGCCATTCACAGCACATGCTAAAAAATGCAAAACGTGCAAGAAAGCACTTCAATATGAACAAAATATATTGATAGTCATAATGCATTTATGTAAAACTGGTAATCGTTTACTTTATTTGTTTCATGAAAGAAAAGAATATACATTTGATTAGAGGATAAAATGAGCAAGAAAGAAACACATATTCATAAGTATGTAAGAGCAAAGTTAGGTAAGCATGTAATCTTCAAGTGTGCAATTATTGGTTGTCCACACCATTTATCTAAAGAGTTAGTTGTTGGACGTGTATCAGTATGCTGGAAATGTGAACAACCGTTTGCAATGACAAAAGCTAGTATACTTTTAGCTAGACCACATTGCATACCATGTACAGTTAAAAAGACTGAGCCGGTAGTGGACCATGATTTGATTAAAGAATTTCTTGAGAATATTGAGAACTAAATGCTTTACCGAATATTCTGTTTCTTCTTTCGAGTAATTCCATTCAATAATCAAATGAGTGAAGAATGGATGAAAAATTCTAAAAGAATGGAGCGCATTCGGTGAAAATCGAACTCTGTGACAATTGTTACACTTCCCTAAATAGGGGAAAGCATCTAATAGATGGGAGATTGAAATGTATTATCCAGTTATACGTAGGCCATAAAGTTAATACGGTTGTAATAGATAGAACTATTTTGGAAAGAGAAAATGACAACTAAATTTATTTTAGAATGTTGGAATCCATACACTAATAATTACAGTCAATATGGAGAATATTCAACTATTGAACGTGCAAAAATAATGTTTAATAAGCCATATTTCAGAACAAGAACTCGTAGATTAATCAAAACTACTAAAGATATTCTTTACAAAGAAAAGGGAAAATAATGCCAGACATGAGTACATTTAAGATGGATGCACTTTTTTGCTTATTTAAGGGAGAACCGGGTACTAGAAAAAGTACACAAGCATTAAGTTTTCCCAAACCACAATACTGGTTTTCATGGGACCAAAAGATGGAAGGTATTGCATTACCCATGAAATTATGGGGTATTGATGGTTCACAAATTGTTTATGATGATTATCAAAATTGGACCGGAGCTGAACAAAAATTAAAGAAATTACAAGTAGAATGCCCTTATAAAACAATAGTTGTAGATAACTTAGGGGCCGCGGGTGATTCAATAAATGCTCAAACACTCAATGTAAAAGCTGGTGGAACAAGACAAGACGGTAGTGAAAGCGGTAAGAGAATTGCCGGAATACCAGTTAATACAATAGAAGATTTCAATGCCGAAACTTCTGCATTACAATCACTTTGCAAATCTCTAAAAGATATTGGAAAATATCATAAGTGTAACATCATTCTCATAGCTCACGTCTTACAGACGGAACAAAAATCTCCATCAGGTGAAACTCATATGTCACGTACCATTGTAACTGGTGCGAAGAAAATGAGTGCAAAAATTCCAGGATATTGTCATGAAGTGTATCACTTCAACATGAAAGGAAATTTCACAGAAGATAAACTTTATACAATAAAAACTTCACATTCTGGTGATGATTTTGCCAGAACTTCACTACCCTTAGCAAAAGAGATTGAATTTGGGGATAGTCCACTTTATGACAAATGGATAGTACCGGCAATTAGCAAGTTAAACAACATGAAGTCAGCATTACCGGAGAAGTACTAATGTGCAACATTATTCAAAGATGGTGGCATAAAAGATTACGTAAACATGACATAGAAATAATGTATCCAGCATTAGCAGAAAAAACAGATTCAATAGAAAAGCTACAATTAGCATGGAAAGTATTTAAGCTAATGCCAGGTCAAGAACATTGGCGTTGTGATTGCTCTCAGGAAAAACAAAATGGCAAAAACAACTGAATTAAGTGAGTACGTTAGATGTGCTAGAATAAGATTTGAATGTGATTTTAGAGCAGTTGTTCATAAAACAGAGAATTTTACCCATTCAGTATTTGGTGCTTTAGGAGAAATATCAAGAGAAGAAGCTATAGATGCAATTAAAACACTCTTTTGTGAAGAAATGGACAAAATAAAGTGATAGCAATAATCTTTATCTTAGAAGGTCTAGAATTTGCATCGTATGAAGCCATGATTGAATGGTTCAATATGATGCTCGAAATTTGTCGTTCTAGGAGTATGTGCTAATGGGTAATTGGCTTACACAAGATGGCCGAATAGTTCCAATTCAACATATGGCTAGTTCTCATTTGTTGAATACTATTCACATGATAGAGCGAAATAGATTTCAACAAATGGTAGAATCCGCAATGAATGGTTCTAGTCCTGAAATTATTTCTGTATATGCTGAATGGAATTTTGCATATGAAGAAATGGTTTTAGAAGCACGTAAAAGAAATTTGATTTGGAATGATAGAAAAAAGGAGAAAAAATCACATGACTTGATAAAAACTAAAAAAACAACTTAAAAACAAAAAACAAAAACAAAACAACCAAAAAAGAAAAGAGAAAAACAATGCCTTTCATCGAATTCTCAGAACGTGATATGAAGCGTCAGGTAATCGTAGAGCCAGCATGGTATCGCGTTCGTGTAGACGAAGTGAACGAAAAGACCGCGAAGAATGGTAACTCACAGAATTATTTCATTGAGGGAACTATTCTCTTCAATGGTGATAATGGAGATACAAAGTATCAAGGTGTTCCTACACCAGCGGGATGGCTTTTCAATGAGTTGGCAAAGTCTTTTGCTATTGGTTATCTTTCTGCTTTTGGAGCAAAGGTAGAACCGGGTAAGAGATTTGAGCTTGCTGATTCTGTGGGACGTGAATTGGACGTGTTCATTGAGAACGGCACGTGGGATAGCAGGACGGTAAACAAGATTAATCACAAGTACCGTCCAGTTAAGCCAGAAGTTACGGCGAAAGAAGTAGTATAGTTCGTTTTATGTGGTCCAGACGTTGTTGCGGTGCGCGTAAGCACATAAGTCCATTGATAATTTTATGGCAACTGCGAATAAGCGTAGCAATATCGCCAGCCTTCACTATAAAAAGTTTGAAGGATAACGGCTTACACGTTGGGCCACATAATTTTTTCAATTGGTAAGAGAGGACAAAATGAAGAGAGTTGAACCGACAGAAGGTTGTTTGTGTAATACTTGTGAAGAACTGCGTGAAGTGATTGCAGATTCACAAGTAGAAGATACTACAGTAGAAGGTGATGTGGTAGAAGCAGATGATTTGGAAGATGATGAAGTGGAAGAACTTCCCGACGGTATTCCAGAAGAGGAAGAGGTAAAATGACTCTAAAAGAAATTGTAGATGGATTAGCAGAAATGTCATCTGAAATGGATATGCTTTTAGATGATGAATCTGTAAAATCTTTTCCAAAAACATTTCAAGAATCTCTTAAAAAGTTAGATTCATTAATTAGTGAACTTGAAGATACAATAGAAGAACAAAAAGCTAATAGCAAAGAAAGGGAAGATTAATGGAAAAAGCACAGATTGAAAACAATTTTACGTATCATCCACCAAAGAATGACCAAGCAGAAAGATACGTAGCAATTCGTAATAAGGCTAAGGAATTAGCTTTTCTTATTCAAGATAGTTCGCCAACTAGTAGAGAACAAAGTTTGGCATTCACAAATCTTGAGCAGTGTGTAATGTGGGCAAATGCTGCTATTGCACGTAATGAGTAGTTTATGGCAAAAAAGAAAGAGACAATTGAAATTCCAGTTCATTTAGCTAGACTACTAGTTTCTGAACCAGAGGATTTGAAAAATCCAGAAGAATATAATGATGTTCAGAGCGTAGCAAAAGCGTTGTTAAAACTTTTAATGAAAGTAGGAGAATGAATCATCCGCGAAAAGTACGTTATTTTTGGTTGTGATATTAAACACGTAAAACAAATTCCAAAATAACAACGAAGTGATGATTCAGAGGGGCCGCGGTTTTGCTATCGTATCAGGTAATGATTCAGTATAGTCAGGACCGTGGCCATTTTTTCAGGAGAATAAAATGAAGGTTATTGAACCCGGTCATATTTATGAATTCAATTGGCTAGATATAGAGAAAATCTCTATTGACTATCCAAAAGATAGAAAATTCATGGAGAGTCATGATAACAAATTAGTATTTGTCAACAGAGAATTTGGAACAGAACATCCTGGAACACAAACTCAAGAAGTTCTTAGAGCACTTATAGATAGAACGCAACACTGCGATAATTGTTTAAGATGGAATGGTAATGATGATATTATCTTTCATCTACGTATGGCATTAGCTTTACATGAGGCACGTGCTATTGAAAGGAAAACTGAAAAAGGTTATATCAAACCAGAACTAATTTTAACTGATTCTGATGGACATTTCAAGATTGGAGAACGAAAAAATGACTAGAAAAGAACTTGAACATGTTAGGAAAGTTTTAGAAGCTATTAAAAATCCTGATGGTCATGTTAAGACTGCTATTGCTTATTGTAATAAAGATATAGCTCTTAGAGAAGCTCAACGAGATAACTTTAGACCAGAGTATGAATTAGAAGAAGGAAGATGGTAATACTAGAAACTATCATATCAATCATACACATTGCAGTTTGTACAGTTTCGTTTGTATTGATTGTAATAGTATGGTTTGGTGATATAACTATCACGATAACAAGGAAATAATATGTTTCACATATGGAATAATGGACGTTCAGTTTTTAATCTAGATCATATTGTAAGAATTAGAGTTTTTGAGTCAGAACATTCTACAATTTCTAGATATAGAATATTAACTACACCTGGAATAGAAATTGACATAGAAAGGGAAGAATATCAGAAAATAATGAATAAAATTTCGGGAGAGGAAAAATAGTATGCCCGACATAAATCCAAAAGACTACGAGAATGTATATAATCTAAACTGCGGTTATGGTGTAGATGAAAAGGGAATGTTATGTGTAGTATTATCTTTGAATGGAAAACATTTCGTATTATCTTCAATGGGATTGAATGAAATAATTGCTGGATTAGTTGAAGTTCAGCAAAAATTTGAGATTAGGAAAGATTCATGAGAGTTGAATATACTGATTGCATAATATTAGCTAATGCTTTAGAAGAGCTAATTTATGTAACAGCTGTGACTAAAGGTTATACTGAAAGAAGTGCCGAAGCTAAAAAGAATTTTGCTTTAGCATTACAAACTTTGATTATGAATATCAAATAAATTTTTTGGGGCAATGATGTAATGGCAGCCATGCGAGACTTAAAATCTCGTGGTAGAAATACCGTAAGGGTTCGAATCCCTTTTGCCCCACTTCTTAGAGAATTTTATGAATACTAATGATTTAAGAAAAATTCTTAACACCCTATATGAAGTTAATAAAGAATATCCTGAAACATATCCAGTAAGTCCTGAAACGTATGGTAATGTATGTCAAGATTTATTTGATCATGTTTCAAAAATAGAGGGGCATATTTCAGACCATGTTAATGGTATTGTTAGAATTAAAATAGCATTAGGACCAAATAATGGAATTCTGTTTAAGAATGTAGAATTAATTAAAGCAAAAGCATAAATCGTGAACATAATACAATTATTAAAAGAGGAAAGTATATGGCATAAGAAAGCATTCATGATATCACTCTATCACTCTATCAATTCAATGGCAGATGATAAGTGGACAATACGTGATACTGCAAAAGAATTGAATCTCTCTATAGGGCTTGTATGTGAAGATTTGCAACTTACAGAAGCAATAAAGAAGAATGAAAAATTACTCGAATTAAGTAGAAATGCAGCATTAAAAGAAATGAGAAATGAGAAATGATTATTAATTTCAAAAATGATTATGGTAGCAACATTATAATCAATATGGATAATGTTATTTATACTAGAATTAATGGAGATAGTGATGGTGGATATTTTATAGAGTTTATTGACAAATCGCATCTTAGAGTAAGTTATGGGGAATATGATAGAATACTTGATGAAGTTGGGAAAAGTAAATGAACAGAAGAGATTTCATAAAATATCTACTAGCAATTCCAATGGCAGCAGAGTTTGATATTGAGAAGTTGTTATGGATTAAATCTCCTATTATAACAGTTCCAACATTACCAGTAAGTTTGTATGGAATTCCATATCATCATTCTAATGCAACTACTCATGTATGGTTGGGATTTGAAAGACAAGCTATTAATGACATAATGTATAAATTTAATACTCTAAATTTGCAATCAAAACTAATTGGAGATAAAGAGTGAACAAATACATTCCCGGCGGTGGTAATGCTAATGCAAAATTAATGTTTGTTGGCGAAGCACCATCATATGATGAAGAACAATCCGGTAGACCATTTACTGGACCAGCTGGTAGATTATTAGATGAATGTTGTAGAACTGCTAAGATAAATCGTAATGATTGTTGGATAACAAATGTATTCAAATATATGATAGTTCCACAGGTAAAAAAGGGAAAGAAAATACCAGCATATGTTAGAGCAGAAATGGCCGGACTGAATGTTCAACAAAATATTCAAGAACTCCGTACCGAAATAGATCAGATACGTCCTAACATTATCGTACCTCTTGGTGGAACCGCTTTATGGGCTATTTTTGGCAAAGAAGATATTGGGAAATACAGGGGAAGTATTCTTTCTGGATGGAATTACAAACTCGTACCGACTTATCATCCAGCGTCAGTACTCCATGAAGATGAAGGCCGTGGTAATTATTGGCAAAAAGTCATTATCGAATTTGATTTGAAACGCGCGTTAGCTCAATCTCATTTCCCCGAAATTATACGTCCCACACGCAATCTAATTATTTGTCGTAATTCGGCACAGTTAGCAGAATTTTACTCTCGCGGTAAAGCTCTAGCGAAGTCTCTAGGTCATCCAATAAAACTAGCCGTAGATATTGAAGCTCTGAGATGCATTCCAGTATGTATTTCTTTAGCTTTTGAAATAACTTGCGGGATGTGCGTGCCTTTATGGAATACCACATCACTCTGTAAAATTTCTGACATTTCTGACTCTGACCTCGTAAGTGTATGGTTAATGTTACAGAAGATTTTGAATGACCCAGACTTTCTAATTGTTGGACAGAATTTCAAGTATGACCAAGATAAAATCAATAAGTTGGGTTTTACTATACCCTTTCTCTATTCTGATACTATGCTTAAGGCTTTTGCTTGCAATCCTGAATTTTCTGTTAGTCTCGCATTTAATACGTCAATATATACAGAAGAACCATACTATAAAGATGAAGGATTAGAATTTGATTACACGAAAAATCCAATAGATGATTTACTTTACTACGGTGCTAAAGATGCTCCGGTAACTCTGGAAATAGATAATGCTCAAGAACAAGATTTAATTGACCTAAAGCAAGTAGATTTTTATTACAACTTCATTATGAAACTGCATTCATTGTATTTAGATATTGAAAATACTGGAATGCGAGTAGATGAAGAACGCCGTGCGAATCTACTAAGAAAATATATTGCCTGGTCGGAAAGGCTAAGTTATGAATTGTTCATGGATACTGGAGAACAGTTGAATGTAAATTCATACAAGCAAGTGGATAAGTTATTGTATGAAATTCTAAGCATACCACGGAGAGAAGGGACGGGCGAGGAAGTTTTAACTAGACTATTAGCTAATGTGGTAAAGGATGAGAGAAAGCGAAGAATAATAACCAACATTCTAACTAAACGGAGAGTGGAGAAAACTTCTGATAATTACTGTATGGCTTTACCAGATTATGATGGTAGAATGAAAACAAGTTATTTTCTCTGTTTAAAAACTGGTAGAACAAGTACGGGTCTTTTAGAACCACCAATCAGACCAGCAGAAGATTATAGAGATTTTGAAAAGAAAAAGAAAAAAAAGCATATTGGTTCTGCATTTCAGGTAATGACCAAACATGGTGATATTGGGGCTGATGTTAGAGAAATGTATGTTCCAGATAAGGGAGAAGTTTTTGTCAACGTAGACAGTTCTCAAGCAGAAGCTAGAGTAGTTACGTTACTTGCTAATGATGAGGTAATGCTAAAACTCTACGATACAAATGATGTTCATGCATTAACTGCATCATGGTTCTTTGGTGGAGAAGAAGTAACGTATAGTAAAAAGGTATTAGGTTATGAACACCCAATAAGATTTGTAGGTAAAACATTGCGCCACGCGGGGCATTTAGGAGCAAAAAAGGCTCGCGCGGCTACGGAGGTAAATACTCAGGCAAGAAAGTATAACATTGACATTTCTGTCGATGAAAAGTTCTGCGATGTGGCTCTCAAAATATTTCACCGAAAATGTCCCGCAATACAAGGAGTTTTTCACAAAGGAGTAATTGATGCCATTAACAAAACGAGACGTCTTATTGCACCGCTTCCATATGGAATTGAATCAAAATATGGGGGAGCACGAACTTTTTATGAACGCTATGGAGATGACTTATTCAGGGAGGCTTTCTCATACTTACCTCAACGTGCTATATCTGATAACACTAAAGCTGCGGCTTTACGTATTAAGAAAATTATTAAAGAAATTAAAATTGTTATCGAGTCCCACGATAGTCTACTCTTCTCAGTCCCAGAAAACAGAGTAGATGATTTCGTACCGATTTTCAAGGAGGAAATGGAACGACCAATAAAATTTGAGAACTGTTCAATACCACGGCGTGATTTAGTAATACCCGCCGATATTGAAATTGGCTATAACTACGCAGACCTTAAAAAGTACCGAAAGGAAAAAGTAGCATGAACCCACTACATAATTTAAGTATTTGTTGTGTAGATGGTATAACTATTAGGGGACTTATAAGTGATGATAAAAAACGTATATTAGAATTTTTAGATAAATATGATCATGAGGGAAGTGGAGTAAATCTGGTAATTAAAGAAGAAGAAAAATTTCAAGAATTGAACGGTGAAGAAGTTTACAAATATCTAAGAGAGGAAAAATAATGGAGCACAGACAAAAATCAACTGAAGAAATTATAGATGGTATGTTCAAGAAATTAGAATTTCCTAACGAAGAACTAACAGAATGGGAGGAGAATTTTCTTGAATCAATTAAAGAACAATGGGAAAAGAAACGTGCATTATCAGTAAAGCAGCGTGAAATTCTCGAAAGAATTTACAATGAGAAAACTCCCTAAGGAGAAAGTGATGATTACATGTCTTGGATTGATGAAATTATGGCTTCAACCAAGGAAATGGAGTCTCCAAGAAGTTTCTTTTATTGGAGTGCATTAGCAACAATTAGTGCAGTAGTAAAAGATAATGTATGGTTGAATAGAGGTGGTGCATTCAATCTCTATCCAAACATATACGTAATGCTATTAGCGGGTAGTGCATTAAAAAAGGGTGCACCAATAGCATTATCAAAAGACATTGTACGGGCAGTAAATAACACGAAGTTAATTGTTGGCCGTTCAAGTATTCAGGGTATACTCGCAAAGTTACAACGTGGACAATCTGAACCAGGTGGTAAAATTAATGCTAAGGCGGCAGGTTATGTTGTAGCATCTGAACTATCTTCTTCTCTTGTAGAAGATCCAGCTGCATTCAACTGTTTAACAGACTTGTATGATAGACATTGGAATAGTGGTGATTGGGAGAGTTTACTCAAGTCAGAACAATTTACAATTAAAAATCCAATTCTTTCAATGTTAGTTGCAACAAATGATCCACACTTGAAAGAATTTGTAAAAGAGAAAGATATTTATGGAGGATTTTTTGGAAGAATGTTTGTGATTAAAGAAGAAAAAGTTTCAAGACTCAATAGTCTAGTTGATGAATTAGAATTTCCTCCAAATCCAGATAAATTTGTTCCATATATGAAGCAAATAGCTGCATTAAGTGGACAATTTAAGAATTTAAGTAAATCTGAACCACAAGGTAAACTTTATGATGAATGGTACATGGATTTTTATGGACAAGTAGCAAAGCAAAAGATAGAAGATCCAACTGGGACTATTGGTCGTTTTGGAGATTCTATCTTAAAAATTGCTATGCTACTCTCCCTTAGTGAAAGACCAGTACTTGAAATCACAATGTCTGCAATGGAAGAGAGTATCCATGTTTGTGAGAAATTTATGGAGGGTATTCGACGTTCGACTATTAACGTGAAAGGTAAAGCACAATTCGCAGACCAAAAAGCACTCATTATAGGAGAAATGTTATCACGTTCTAGTACAGATGGTGTGCGTAGAATTTCACGTGAGCAACTACTTAAGAAATTCTGGATGCACATTAACTCTGATGAACTTGATATTATAATGAGGTCATTTGATGAAAATAAGATGATAAAACCTCACAATATGGGAGGAGTTTTAGTCTATGAAATGACAGACCAGATTGCAAATGAATTAACAAACTATTTTGCAGCAAAAAAGAAGAAGATTGGAGAATCATGACTTGGAAAAAATTACTGTTCATTCTCAATCATGGTTGTGATCACTCTTTAACAATTAATGAATATTGGGTATGTCAAGTATGTGCTAGAAAAATCTTTAATGAGCTAAAAGGGATGCACGTTTCTGACCACGTAACGACCGGAGAAAAATAATGTTTGATGATTTTTGTATACTTCGGCCAGATAAAAATGGTAAAAAGAATACAATTTATATAATTCCACAGTATCTAGTTTTGCCCACATTGCGGAGTAAAATGTGGTACTGCATATGATTTAATATATGGAACAGTAACATGTCCAAATGACCATGTTATGGAACCGCATGAGTTTGGTAAACAATTTGGAGTAATTAAGAATGTTGGAGAACCGAAATGAAATTTTGGGAAATTATTCGTTTATTAGATGATGGTTGCAATCACGGACTGGGAGAAGATTTATGTAAACAATGTAGAAAAGAAATTGCTAAATGGATTAAACAAACATTTGCTCGTAAAAATAAATAAATGAGCAGAATCTAAAACCATATAACCATAAAACTGCAGTATATTATGGTAGATTATCTGGCATAGTTAGAAGAAAAAGGAGATTAAAAAAATACTTTGAATTGGCAAAAACTGATTTGGATACTGCTTTAAAACTATGTGCTAGAGCGTACTATATTTCTGGTTATCAAGCAGCAGAAAGAAAATATAGGAGAGAAAACAATGGATATAACCGAACTTCAAATAGTATCTAATAGTCGTTCTAAACGGTGGATGGGTGAAAATAATTGGTCATTATTGGAATGGTCTGGTGCTATGTGTGGCGAATCAGGAGAAGTAGCTAATATAGCTAAAAAAATAAAAAGACTAGAACAAGAATTACCAAATAAAGAAGCTGGATTAGATATTTCAAATTATAATGAGTTACGTATGAAATGTGCTGAAGAGGTAGCGGATAGTATATTATATGGTTTAATTTTATTATCTAAATTAGATACTGATGTATCAATAATTTTAGCTTATGTATTTGATAGAAAATCAATAGAATATGGATTTCCTGAAAGAGCACCAATTGAAAAAGGAGAAAAATAACATGGAAAAATTTGAAACTGGTGCAGTTCGTAGTTCTAGAATGCCACGTTATGATTTAATTCCACGCTGCGCTCTTGAAAGGTTAGCAAAGCGTTTTACTGGGGAAATTCTTTCAAAAATTGAAATTGGAACAGTAGTTGGATGTGTTGAGTCTAATAATGACTTAGAAATCCAATACACAGGAGGAGCACTAAAATATGGAGAATGTAATTGGGAGCGCGGCTTACCTACATCAGATGTTATCAATCATATTTATGACTATTTGACTAGATATGTGGATAGATTTAGAGAAGAACTTAAAATTTCTGAAGGGGATATGAGATATGTTCAAACATCTTTGAGAACTAGACAAGATGATGACCTAGCCGGTGCTATGTGGGGTTTAGTTGTTTTAATGTATCAAGAAGATAACTTGATGTTTCATGATAACAATTATACTGTTTTTGCTCCAGAATATAATCAAATAAAAACTGAACAAGCAGGACCAGTTAATGAAAAATATTCTGAAGTAGAAGATTTGAAATATCAACTAAAAACTGCGAGAGAAGATATTTTCAAATTGAATGAAATAATTAAAGAATTAAAGAGAACACCACCCGGATTAGACTTAGGTACTTTTGATGCAACAGACATAATGAATAAACGTCATGTTAAGCAAAATAAAAAGAGAGCAAAGAAAAGGACAAGGCGATGAAATTTCACAAAGCTGTAATTACAAAACATTTTTCATTTAATACTATTCACTCAACAATGGATGGTCTTTCCCATGAAAAAGTAACTAAATTTCAAGAAAAAGTAGAAGAAGCGATAGATAGAAGTAATGATTATCTAAGAGGACAACTACTTAGTATTGAAATGGAATTAAAAGAAGAATTGGAGAAAGTGGGAAAATGATTAGTCCACCATATATAGAATTTACCAGACAATATTATGAGGAAGGATGTGGTAATCCACTTTATTTGAAAGCACTAGGAGATAAAATGTTATATATAATCAAACAATTAAATAGAAGAAGTATGAAAAATAATACACAAACATATGTATTACTTACAGGAGAAGATTTTAGAAGGCTTTGCGATAATCAGAAAGGGTAAAATGGAACCCGATGAATATGACCAAACCGATATTGACCTTGCCATATCCATGATGGAAGCTATGAGATATGAAGGAGATAAAATATTTGGAATTAGGAGATTATTAGAGAATGCTCTAGAGGATGGAGATATTGTAGCAGTTACTACAATTTTGGGAATGATTGGGGATAGTTTTCTTAGTTACAAAAAGATTTTGCAATGATTGATGAATGGGCACAATTTACAAGAGAACAGTTTAACTGTATTGTAGATAGATTAGAAAATAGAAAAGGGAAAATTATGGAACAACGATGGAAAATCATTTTTACTGATGAATCTTCAGAAAACTTTTCTAGTTTTGGATTTGATAGTTTTATGGAAAAACTTCAAAAAATTTACGCGCAAAAGTTTCATGAAATTCATGTGATAATCCGTCTTAACTAGTGAATTCTCGGAACATTAGTTAAGTTACTTTTGCTTGCTTTGTTGAAAGGATTAGAACTATACGTCTGTAAACTACCACCCATTACAGCTGGGATGATTAAGGGTAATAATTTTGGATCTTCATTCATAAGATCAATCAAATCTTGAGTAATCATGGGGTGGAGTCTATCCCATAATGCTCTTTGAACTTCAAATTTATTACCCTTAAAATCCTTACCTTCTAATGCATCTAACATGAATGAAGTTATTGGTGCTGCTTTTTTCTCCATGAAACTATAGAGAACATCTTTTCCAGTTGGAGCACCAAATTTGCCAGTATTTAGTAATGATACTTTTCCTGTAATAGAACTAGTTTTCATTTTCCATGCTATTTGTGATGCAGCTACAAAATATTGACTCATTCCCCCCGCCATATCTAATCTAGTTCTTCCCCATTTTGCTTTCATAAAATCAGGATTTGTTGGGTCAAGAGTAACATCTGCTCCAGCTAATTTTGCTGTACCAAGTATAGCAGTTTGACCTGCCATAAAACCAAGCCATGCTTTGAGATACTGTTTTCTAACAAATGGGTCTTTTTGCCAGTATGCATATGATATTGGTTGATTACCAATCATTTTCAAACGTGATGCAATTAAACGTGGAGAAAAGAAAACTTGACCAAGTAATTCTGCTGCGGGTTCTGCACTATACGCTTTTGGTTGTTTAATTAGTTCACCCTTACTATTTCTAACTAATTCATTCCCCATTACACCAATATCGAGTGAACCACGTCCTGATGCAGTGTTTACAAAGTTTGCTATTTGCTTTCGGAGATTTTCATTTCCCTTTACATTCTCTCCAGCCAATTCCGCAGCTTGTATTAGATTTGCATATGTTTGCATTCTCAAATGATTTCCAAATGCACTATATGCAGCACCACTTCTCTTAATTACAGTACCAATACCAGCCGGTAATTGTTCTGCTACGCTGGAGCGAAATGCATCTTCTCTTTCACTCATTTCCTTACCAAGTTCAGTAAATGAAATACCATCCTTTTTAGCTTGTTCAAATAGTGGATGGTCTCTAATTAGTTTTTGTGTAGTTACATATCCTTTCTCACTTGCCATACTTTTAATCATCGGTTCAAAAGACTGCCAGAATTCTTTTTTGTGAGCTAAAAACAAACCTTGTCTAAATGGAAAAGACAAATCCATACTAGCTTGAATAGCACGAGAAACATTTGCATATTCAAATGGTCTATCTTTAATATCCTGTATTCTCTCTTTACTTAGTATTTTTAGTGGATTAATACCACTTCCCATTTCCCCTATTTTTGGTACTTTTGCTAATTCTTTATTAATTTGACTAACTGGTTTGTTGTATCTATCTAAAGGTGCTCTAGTAAATTTACCCTCTATTTGACTAAGATTTGGTACGGCCCAATACTTTCCCTCAGCAAATGAAACTCCATCAAATCCAGTTTTCTTAAACTGTTCTGGCGTTATTTCATGAAATATTGCATATAAAGCATCACTATTATCTCCAGATTCAATAGCACGTCTACGTATCATACTTTTTCTTTGCCATTCTGGAATAGCATTGAAAACTTTATCCATCATTTCCTGAGATGGATTATCTAAATCTATTGGATTTTTAATTTTTAGTCGTGTTGGTATAGTACCAGCATTACCTTCTCCTCTACGACGAAATAAAAATCCAGATGAATATTCATTAGCCTGTTCAGATTCCGGACTAAAATGAGTCATCCAATCTAGAAAATCTCCTCCCAGAGTTTTGTTCTTAGTTGGATTAAAACCCTCTTTTACTAAATCTTCTGCTGTACGCGTACCATGATAAACAGTTTGACCTTCAACAGAAGGAATTTTCATTTCCTGTTCTGCTACTCGTGTAGCAGATTGTAGATTATAAACTGCACGTTCAATAGCTTTTTCTCCACCAGAAGCTATAGCATTCTGTAACTTTAATTGTGCTTGTTCTAGTACAGTTAATTTTGGATTGTTTTTACCTTTAGCACGAAATTTTGCTAATACTTCTTTTGCTTTGTCAAAAATAAAAGTGGGGTCAATACCACTCTGTAATTTACCTTGATTTTTTGCTACTAAATCACGAATCTTACCACGTAATTCTTCTGCTGCGCGACTAGTTCCCTGACCAGATTTTTCAAGAGATTGCACTACACTTCTTAGAGATTGTATCGTAGCAGCGTTCTGGTCTACTTTTGGTACTGGACCAAGTTCAGTAGTTGGGGTGGGCGGTATTTCCGATACTGGAGCAATATCTGGAACTACTTCTTTTACCGGATTAACTACTGGTGCAGCTTGACGTGTTTTATCTTCAATTGCTTTACGTACAATTTCAGCATTAATTAATTCAGTATTATTTTTTGGCGCAAGAGGCTCAACCTTACGAGAAGGTAAACTTAAGAATGTAGTACCGCGTGGTGGGGAAACAGCAAATTTTTCAGTAGCAGCTCTTTGTTCTGCTACCATTTCTTCCATAGATTGTGGTAATCTTGCAAACTGACCTTCTACAGTTTCACTTGGTAATTGCTGTCTGCGTGGTGGTAATACTTCACCAGTAATAGTAGTTGCTTGACGATATGGATTTTGACTATCTTCAGGTAAAATTCCCTGTCTAATTGGTGGTTCTATAGATGGAGAATAGCGGTCCATCATTATTCCATCAGCACCAGTAAATCTAGCTGGTTGTGGTGGTGGAAAAACTTGACTTGCTTCTGGTAACATTCTACTCTGGTCAACTATTGGGGGTACAGGAGGTGGAGTCCATGTGGATTGTGGTGGAATTAAATCTTCACCAAAAGAACGCCCTAATGCTAAATCTGGAGTTATATCTGTAGTATTAGCGCGATATGGTGGAACATTACCACGTTGTGATAGTTTTGGGTCTCCCAGTAGGGGTTTAATTTGTGGAGTATTTTGACCTTCATAAGGAAATTCATTAAAAGTATTTTTTAGTTTTTCTGGTGGTATTTCTGGAGCAGCTACAGATTCCATTCTTGGACGATAACGTCCCATACCCGCTACGCCAAGAGCAAATGGTAATAGTTGTGATGGATCTTTTTCAGTAATACCTTTATATCCAGCTTCACCAGCCATAGCTCCACTAGTAACACGATTTACTGCGTGAGTTACTCTACCAACAGCATTTGCTTTTTCTGTAGCTTGTGCTATAGTTCTAAGCTCGTTACCAAGACGTTCTATTTCAGCAACATTATTTACTGCCTTTGCCTGTGCTAAAGCATCTATAGTTTCTTTCGCTGCGGGAATACCACGAAATGCTGCTGCACCATATAATGCACTAATTTCCCCAATTCCCATCGTTGCTAGATTAAATGGAGTTAACATAGCATTAACCCCATAACCTAGAGATTCAGTAGCAGCGGCTGCTACATTTAATCCCTTACCTTGTAAATATCCTGTATCTGGATGTTCTGCTGATTGATAAACTGGTTCAGCTAATTTCTTGAAAAATGGCTTTGTATCTAATACCGGAGTATCTAATACAAATTCTTTTACTTTACCTAATGTAGATTTTTCTGGAACATTTTGTGATGAGATGAATTCATTAATTTCTTTTTGTGAGGGGTCTCTATCTTCACCCCAAGGCATTTCTATATCGCCTTTTGGAGTAGTGAGAGTTATACTTCTCCTCTTTGATGGAGGAGGTAGGGGCGTTACTTGACCAGAAAAATCTGGTAAAAGGGGACTACGATATAATGGAGGATAACTCATTTAATTTTACCCAAATCAGGTAATGGTTCAATTCCAGGTATTCCATTATATAATGCATCAAAAAGTTCTTTGTATGCAAGATAATTTGGACTATCCATACCTGGATTTTCGCCCATTATATATCCGGTATTATCTGCATTTGGTTTAACAATACCTTTATATTTTTCAGGATTTTTCTTAATAAGAGATTCAACTACTGTACCATTTTTAAGTCTAGCTTGATTAATAGTTTCTGGCCTTCGTGCTCTTGATTCATTTCTCTTATTAATCTCAGTTTCTCTTAATCTCTGTTGTTCAGCTTGGAATGCTTGAGAATCTTCTCTTGCTTTATCTTGTTGCTTAAATCCTCTATTTTGTATTTCAGCTTCTCTTCCAAAAGTGATTGGACTGACTTGTCTTGCTTTAGCTACATCAGTTTTAATTTCACGCTGTGATTTTTCTTCCAGCGTTTCATCAAACTTGCCCAAATCAATTTTCTTAGTTGGGTCTAGTTTATTAACCATATAAACATGACCATCTAACTTACTTACTTCTTTTTCATATCCAGCAGTTTGTAAATCTATCATCATTTTCTGCTGAGTAAGTCTATGAGTTTCATTCGCTACTCTACGACTTTCAGAAAGAGAAATTTCATTTCTAGTTGCACGTTCTTCAGCAGAATTTAATCTATTTTCTGTACGTTCTTGATGACCATATTCTTGAACTGCTTTTAATGTAGCTAATTGTCTACCATATCCAGTATTTTCAATATCTGCTGCTTCTTTGAGATAACCACCCTTCAGTCTATTCGTTTCTAATGCCTTACGATATGGAGTTTCATTAATTGTAGCTGCTGTATTAATTCCCTGTTCCGGATTATTATAACCCAAAGTAACACCAGAAAGTATTGCAGCTAATCTTCTTAATTTAGATGGTTTGTAATCTTCTCTTTTTGGTGGACCTTCTTGGACAAATTTAGAATATGCAGATAAATTCGGTCCATTACTTTCATTTTTCATCAGTTCTGCATATGCTTGACCAAAATCTGGTCTACTTTGTTGTTCTACTGGTGGTTGTGGTTGATAAGAATTTATTTCATCAACTTTTGGTTGACCAAATAAATCTCCACGATAAGGAGTTGAATATGAGTCTGGATTTTGACCAAATAATGGCCGTTTAGAATAGAATTGATATGGATACATTATTTTAACTCGCTAAAATGCTGCCGCTGCTGCTAATCCAGTACCCGCAGCTTGTGCCCATTTTGCCCAATCAATACCCTTCATGCCACCACGTAATGCAAGATTTTGTAACTGATTATTATGCAAACCACCCATACCAGCAAGATAATTTCTGTATGCTTGACCAACATCACCGGGTTCACTAGAATATAAACCTTGTAATCCTCTAGCTGATTCTATACCACCACGTTGATACATATCAGCTAATTGCATCTGCATAGAATTATCTTGACCAGCATTAAATTGATTAAGTCCAGTTTCAGTATCTCCAATATGAGTTAATCCACCAAGACCAGCTAATTTACCAGTTTGTTCCATTCCAGTAATATTAGATTGGAGATTACCAAATCCTGAAGTACCAAACATTCTACCTTGTTGAACTTTATCGGCAATATCACCTTCTAATTGTCGATTAGCATTAAAGCCTTCACGTCCGGATTGTCTTGCTAATTCTGCTTGTTGTTCATCAAAACCAGGAGAATAACCACCCTGAACATTTGCACGACGCTTTGATGCATTTTTATATGCATCATAAAATGCTGGAATTGTACTACCACCACGAGCGCGTAGTGATGCAGCATCTACACCACCAGTACTCATAAAATCTTTATAAGAACTAAGTGCTGGGTCAAAATCTGCTCTATTTACTCCACCAGTTGCGGCCATGTTTTCATAACCGCTTTTTGCTGAACCATAATCACCCATTCCAGCTTTACCACCAGGAGGTAAATTAAACCATCCATTAGCATTCGGCATCATACCATTCGGCATGAAATTATTAGAATTAGTATACTTATTCTGAATTTGAGATCTTAGTGCAGCAGAATTAGTTCTAGCATTGTTAATATCCTGCAACATGGGTTCTTTTAGAACACCATAATCTGTATCTGCTTGCTGTCTCTGGTTATCAAGCAGACCAGTATTCATCGCTCTACTGTTATTTTTGTTGCTCATATTATTTACTCAATATCAAGAACTAATGCTGTACCTTCTGATTTTCTAAAATTGAACTTCTTAATCAATATTTCAGCAAAATCTTCATCAACAAAAACATATAACTGGTCATGACCAAGATTTTTACCATCATCAATTGCCTGTTGAAGAAGTTTTTTAATAGCAATTACTTTATCTCTATCAGAACCACCACAGTATAATACAATTTCTAGAATTGTCCTAACAACACCAAATGCTTTAACTTTACCATTTTCTTCAGCAAGTGCAGCATGTTCAAATCTATCAACTAATGGTGAATCATAATTTGCGGCGATATTTTCAATTTGCTCAATATCATCAGCACAAGGACGGCGAACTATCATGGTGTTACTCCAACTACTCTATATCGCACATTATTGCTAAAATAGACTAATTCATTAGTAGTTTTGTTAATAACTATAATTCCATTACGAGTAGCACCACCAACTGGTAAATCTGCCGTTAAAACTCTTGGTATTCTAACATTACCTTCACCAGTTGTAGAACCAGCTAATGAACTACCAAGAGAAACTAAGTTATCACCATCCAAACTAATTAAAGGATAAGTTTTTGTATCTGTAGAATCTGCACTACGAATTTCTCGTAGTTTAGCCATTACTATTTCACCAGCATCAGTACTAGCTACAGATAATGGTTCACCAATTCTAATTATGCCATCTGTACCAACTTGAATTGGTTTTGTTATTACAGCAGCAATAAACTGGATAAATTCAATTAAACCATTATCAAACCGAATACCAGCACCATTACCAGCAGAATCAACATTCCATGCAGCACCATCAAAACTCAAATTACCAGAAAATAGTATTTTACCATCTGCCGTTTGGGTCATTCTTCCTTTTATAGTTCCCAAATCCCATTTAACTTGAAATTCTGGATAAGTCTTTTGAACTAATTGATTTTCAGTAAATACATTTGCTACATCAATATATGCTACATCACTTGGAAATTTATCTTTTGGAACTTCAGTTAAGTTAAGAAATTTACCTGATACAGAGGGTAATGGACCACCAAATAATGCATCATAGATTTTTGTAACATCGGCAAACATTTTATTCAATGCATCATAAAGTAGATTTGGTTCTACTTTACGTTGCAAAGTATTTATAAGACTACTTATTACAGTCTTGTTTGGAGAATCTGTACTCACTTATCGTGGCCTCGTAGACCAGTAGGGTTGACCTTTTATAATAATAGAATTTAGATGATAACTATCATTTATCATTGTACTTGAAACACGTAATCTTGCATGTTCATTTACTAAATTCAATAATGGAGCAAATTCACCACCGGGAGTTTCATCATCAATTACTATACTTTCTGGAATAAAACTCTCTTTTTTATCCATTCCATAAAGTATAAAGTCTAGAGTACATGGTCCAGTAACTCTAACTTTCATTTCATTGAATAAAGACATACCATCACTAAATCGTACAGGGGGTAATTCAAAAAATGAATTTATTGCAGTTCCATCATCATTACATTCATCATCAATTTGTAACGATACAATTTTACTTGCATAGGAAATTCGTACAACAATTTGTGGATTATTATTTGAAAAATCTGTGTAAATGAGAATACTTGTTGGATTAAATGGAAATTGCCATAATGACCATTTAATATTGAATGGGTCTAAACCATCACGGAAATCACCAACTATTAAATGACTTAATGTTTGAGAACCATCTAGAGGAATCAAAATATATAATTGCCTATTTGTATAATCAACAGCACATTGAGTCAAATGAAAAAATGTTTGGTTAATTCTATGCCACAAATCACGAATTTTATAACTTAGTTCTGGTTCTACAAAAGTGCCATTAAAATATAATATAGCACCAAGAGAACAAAGTATATATCCATCAGAACTAGAACCTTTTGCGTCCAATACTGCCGCGATTCCGTATTGTTCAGTACCCTGAGCTTTTTCAAAATTCGTGAATTGCCATGTACTCGCTTCAAGACCATTGTCCTGAGTCATGCCTCCACGTTGACGTTTGAAAAGATAGAGAATATCACGAAATTCAGTAGCAGAACGAATACCAGTATTGTCTGATGGTTCTGTAATTAAAAATCCAGATGTTGCAGAAAAATTCTCTGGTTCACCAATACCTGATACCATAGCTAATGATGGACTAAAGAATGGACCATAACATACCATTCTACCTTTATAGTCAAGTAATCCAACACCAGCAGGTATTGTTGTTCGTGAACTAAAAAGAGAATCTGCTGAATCTATTAAATCATTATCATACTGAGTAAATGTAACTGCTGCGGTAGTATTATCTCCTACTCTCAAAGCAAGAAATAAAGGAAGTAAATGTGCATTACCTGGTAATTGTGGATTACCCACACCACCCATAGTATTGAATGGTATAACCTTGGACATTATTATCCATCGTGCAGTAGTACCAGCTGGACCTAAAGGTAATGTTGTTACTTGAACTTTAAATCCACCAAATGAAGAAACTTTAATGAATGTAGCCCAGGGTTGAGTTATAAATCCTGATGCAGTCTCAAACGCGTAGCTCATTACATAATCGCCAATCTCTAGCTTTGCATCAGGGTCTGCTACTACGTTGGCATTTGCTACCATAGCGGCCGTTGGAACGTCACCAGCAGCTAATCTAAAATTAGTTCCATCATAAACCCAAACAGACTCATTTTCAATTCCAACTTTACCATCATGAGGAGAAATATAGCATCGTCCAAAAAAGTTAACTAATGCAAAATCTTTCCAAATTGGATTTTTATGTAGTTCAACACCCCTAATTAAATCTATTAAAGTTCCATCTTGCCTAAGTGCTATAATTCGTGGTACATTTGTTCCAGTAAATGGAGGATTTGGTTTGTACAAATGCATCCGAACTACTTCAGTATTAGTTAAATAAGGGCGAATTCCAGTACGAGTACAAACTCCAGCATTTACATATGCAGTGTTTAAACAATCAGAAAAATGGTCAGAGGGCACATTATCTACATGCCCTCTTGACCATAAACCCTTAAATACTGTAAATACTCCGGGTTTTTGCTTTCTCGTAGTCATTTTCTCAATTCAAAAGATTAAAAACCTGTTGCATGAATACGATAATTCGCAACCCAACGAATTACTCCAGCAGCAGTACCAGGCTGTGTAAATGCAGCAGATGAAACTAGAGAAAGTCCACCATTCTCTACTAATGGAATACCAACTGTAGATAATGGTACTAGCATGACTGATTTATCAGCAGCAGCTCCAACGCTATTTGCTGCTGATACAAGACCTGTTAATGCTGCACCACCAGCAATATTATTCACTGTAATGTTACCACCAGCTGTATATGCAGCAACTATGAAATCATAGTTCATAATTACTGATTCAAGTTCGACTACGTTATGTAGTCCAACTGCTGCAAGCATGGTAACACCAGCAGCATGACCAAATTGTCCAGCACCAACACCAATAATGTTTGCTACTGAAATTGTACCAGTAGCTTGATTGAATGATGCTGGTCCCGCATCTAATTGCCATACAGGAGAAGCTAATGTTCCCACATTTGCATAACTACTACCAGAAACTGTATCATAATACTGTGAACCAATACCAGCATCACCAGCACCAGTTACAGCATTTGTTGGTGCACCAGTACCAAAAAGAAATCTAACACCAGCTCTCATTAGGCCAAGATGTTCTGCAAAATGTGATAACATTTTCTTTTCTCCTTTTACTTAACAATGGCTAAATTGCCAAAGTACTGTCTTGAATTATACAAAACAAGTACAAGTTAAGCACTCCACGCACCAATTTGAACTAGTCCTTCCAATGCATTGTAGTAGAACATACTACTACGTCGTAAACCATTTCCTGGATTTGTATAACCTACTTGTGTAATTAAACCTCCAAATGTTACTGCTACTGCACCTCCTGAGTTATTGTAAATATCAATTACAATTATTTTACCAGTATGTGAAGCACCTGGTATTGGAGCAGTTATTGGAGTAGCGACTACATATGCTGCACCTCCTCCAGTAGCAAGGCGAATTCTAAAAATTTTATATCGTCTTAAATCTGGAGCATAACTTGAAGCTACAGAATGAACTCCAGCACCAGCAGTTGTAATATCTATTGGAGTTCCAGCAGCTATTGGATTACCTGTAATTGATATTGTTACTTGAAAATCATTAGCCGTTTTATTAATTACTGTATAATCTACACCAGCAAGTAATGGAGCTGGTAATGTAACTGTAGTAGTAAAACGAATTGTATCTCCATTATTGAAATTGTGCGCTACTGCATTAATTAAATCTGTAGCAGCAGTAGCGGTAAAATTGAATACTCCTAGACCAACATCAATTAATGCTTCACTTTGCGGATATTCTATACCCTCATCATCAATATGCCACTGAGCTACACCATCATCTACAAATCGTTTCTGTCCAGATAAGTCAAATGTATCCCATCGAGTATTTACTGTATCAATGGTATTTACATTTGCTCCAATAGCTTGAAATGCCGTGAAATTAAGTGTAGTTACTCTAACATTTGTATTTATAAAGAAGATTGATGATGCTAATTTATTAGCAGCATTACCATCAATATAAATACCGTGAGTAGCTAGTGGAGAAACTGCTGGATTGTTCAGAATTTGAGTATGAACAGAATAGAAACATGAACATGATTCAATAACAATTGATTTTGCTTTATTATGTTCTACATCAAGATTTTCAGTAATAAAACAATTTGATTGACCAGCAGTAGTATTCGGAGCTAACCAAAGACCATAATTTTCACAAACAGTAATGGCCCAATTCTCACCCTTGAACATTGTGCCATGCCATTTAACTCCACCACTATTTACAACCCCAAAAGTTCCACAACGCGCAACATATACATTTTTAACTGAAACATTAGCTGCACCAGATGTAGCATCAGCAGCTTGAAAATTCATTCCCCAAGTAGCACAGTCTGTAACATAGAAATTTTTAAGGTCTATTAATATTGGAGCATCTAAATCACCAGCAGTAGTAATTACATTTAGACCACTTCCTGTTAGACCATAAATAAGAACATTTTGAATTTCGGTAAGATAACATTTTCTAATCTCAATACCATCAGCAGCCGCCGGAACTCCAAGTGCAGTTATTGTAAAATCTTTTAACTGCGCATTATGCTGAAATTTTAAATTAGCACTAGTATCTAATTTCAAACATGCTTGAGTATTTACACCAGTCTGTAATATTGTATTATTTATTCCATCTCCAAATAATCTTAATGATGGATTAAGAAAAGCACCAGAAGATGGAACATAAGAAAGTTGACGATTAATTCTATATGTGCCAGATGGAATATATACTGTTTTACCAGCAGCAGTATTAATTGCTTTTTGAATAGCAACTGTATCAATTTCATCTGTTAATGCTAATGCAGTTTGATAAAATGCTTGTGCGGCTCCTAATGTAGTATAAAGAGTAGAAAGAGGATGTGTAAGACCGTCACCAATCGCCCCATATGGATATGCTTTTACATTGATAACACCAATTGGGTCATTTGGATCAACTTTAGTCCAGACAACTCCGCAATCATCTGTTAACTGACCATATCCTCTATTCTGAATTTCACGAAATACAGAATTTAGTTCTAGGGTAGTTAGATTGGGTACACAGGCCATTTTCTTTTTCTTTTCTAAAACTAACGCCCAACCAATGTTGTAAATCGTGAAATTCTAAAAGGCTTTCTACGAACTCTATTACCTTGTTGATTCTTAACCATTACACTAGTTAATTTTTCTAAATGCATTGCTGCTTGGAGATTAAGAGAATCAGCTATTGGTTTGTTACCACCAAGAAATTCAGCACATAAAGCAGCAGTTCTAAATGCTAGAAAATTCTTTGCTTTACGAATTTCTGCAACTGTACTTTCATCAGCAATTGAAATTATAGAACGTCGAAATGAAACTCGAACTGTTTTAGCTTCTGTAGCTGGAGTTACATAGATTAGATTATTGCGAAATGCCCAAATATTAAGATTTTGACTTGCTTCTGAAGATGATTCAATAGCACGTTCTGTCATATCTACGAATGCATCATCATCTGTAGATGTTTGAATACGTTCTTGAAGTTTTATGGGTAAGAAAAAAGAACAGGGCAAAGTTAGATTTGTTGCTAATGCTGCAATATTAACATTACAAACTGAATCTACTACTGACCAGCCAGCATCTTGAATTTCAATATCTAAATCATCATTTGCACTACGAAGATAAGGTAATTGAATTTCAAAACTGAATAATTTTTTTAATCTATCATTCAGTAATGAACCGGATAGATTCATTATATCGCCAGCTGTGTAGCTCATAATACCTTTTATTGAAGAGAAAATTAGCTGTGGTTCTGGTGGCGTTCCCTTTCCTTCCAAAACCACAGCTACAAACTTACCTAAGCAGATAAACTTGAAAGAAATTCATCTACCGAATTTCTTACGGCCCAATATGGGTCTTTTACTGGAATGTCACCTAAATTTCGGCCTTTCTGAGCATCATCAACATCTTTTAGCTTCTTTAAATACTCTTCCTTTTCAGCAACAGTCATTAAATGACTACCACTAACCGTGTGAACCTTTTCTCTAATTATTTCTCCAGCAGCAGCTAGATTCTTTCCAGGAGTTTCATTTGATAGTGCATGAGTACCATCACTTCCACTTGCTTCTGCTTTTAGTGATTCTGCACTCTTATCACCACTATCAACAATTGCTACATCACCGCTCTTGATTCCCTCTGTAAGAGTACCAGTACTATGAATTATTGTACCTTTTGGTAAATCCTTCATTTCTTGTAAAGACTTACCTTTTGATTCTTCAATTAATCTCTTTGCTTTGTCCTGCTCTGATTCCATTTTTCTCTCCATTTTCTTAATTAAACATTAACGTAACGGTCTTTGTTTTTAGTGTATTCCTCCATGTTAATAATTGCCTTACAATTACTACATGTAATTGCCCGTGGATGAATAGCAACTTTACAACCCCAACACAGTTTCGCACCGTCTGTCATGACATTGAAATTCCATTCCTTTGACATATTGAGATATGTACAAGCATGTCTTTGAAGATCAGTAATTGTACGATGTTGATGATAACGTGCCCAATCATCATCCGCCATTTTAACTAATCTTTCAAACCATCGCATTGTCATTTCATTTGCAGATTTTAATTTTGCAGCATAAAGCGTTTTAATTAGAGCTTTAGTTTGCTCACCTTCTATCCAAAATAATCCAGGAAATGCAGATAATTCATAATCTATTGCTAAACATGCATTAGTATAATCCATGATTAAACTTTCTGCAATTTTCTCACTCGTATCAGTAACTCGCATTGGTGGTGCTTTATCATCTGCCAATGGAATTAGAACATTATGATAACCATCTTTAACAACTAGAATTGAAAAATCACCCTTTTCTGCCATTGGTATTTCGTAATATCCTGGAATTAATCCGGGTTTTTCTTCAGTCAATGCAAATGGCAGAACTGAAACAATTGTACTCTTTCCCATTTTCTTATCCTTTTCCTAAAATTTTATTATCCTGTTCCGAAGGTTTGTAATTTATCTTACCCGAAAAATATTCTGCTGAACCATCATTCAAACTTGTTTCAAGTGGAGTAGTATCAATCATATCTCGGGTAATCTTCTTTTCCTTTTCTAATTGCTGCGCTTCTATGTAATCACATTCTTTTTGACTACGTGGAATATTAGGACGTGTAACATTATGAAAATCTGATACGAATTTCCATACTGCTTCCCAATTTAATGGAAGATTTTCTGGAAATGCCCACATACATTCATAAACGTATTCACCTTCCATTACATCTTTATAAAAATTTGGAATTAAACGCTCAACCATCCATTGTCCATGTAACCAAGCATATTTTGGACACGTTTCAATAGCTTTTACTGGTACTATAATACCATGTTCACTCATTCTCTCTTCAACATATCGTTTTTCATATTGGTCATCAGAGAATGCTACACGAAAACGTGGTTTATCAACCGCTACATGATTCCCATAGAAATCACGAAGTCGTTGATTAACTACTTGCTCTTCAAGAGTTTCTACGAAAAACATTTTCTCTTCTCTTTAAGAAATTTTGACCGCGCACTATATTGTTGTTTTGACTTTCTCATCGCCTCTACAATGGAAAAGCCCAGCACATTTTTTAGTGCGCGGTCAAACTCAAATTATGCGATGTAAGAAGGATACCACTTTGCTCCAACAGTTTCATAAACAAAGTCAAGTGCTTTGCCTACTATCGCTGCTCCAGCAAGTGCAATATTTCCCGCAGCAGTCCATGTAAATGCAGCAGTTGGGAGTAGAGTAATTCTACCCGAAAAACCTGCATATGGAACTGTAATCGTAACCATAGCTGCAACTGTACTACAAACCGTAATAGGGTATGTAAATACATTCGTGCCGGCTACGATTACCTGAATGTTTGGATTTACAAGGGGATTTTCCTTACTTCCCCATGAACTAGTCAATCCTTTTGCAAGATCAGCAAGTGTTACATATAACTTGCCTTCACCACCAAGCAAAATTCTTTTAACAGTGTTAATCATTTTCTTTTCCTTTTCCTTTCTTAAAAATTAATAACCCGCTGGTACTGTTAAAGTGTCAATATAACCAGCAGCAGCAGGATTTTTTAAGAAAAGATTCCATGATGCTGTGATGTAAAATACCTGCGCCGTACGAACACCACCTGATGCACCACGTAACTCGAAAATCTTTTTACCATCTACTTCATAAAATGCAACATCATGCATTACTGCACGACCCCACATTTCAGGCATGATTGCGTCAATTCTCTTTTTATCCCAAGAGAATGATGTTTCAATTGGAGCACCGGCCATCTGCATGTTTTCACCGAAATACATATTCAGTGCTTGGTCAGATGGTTGTTTCTGAATAATGCTTACAAGCTGACCTAACTGCTCATAAGCATCAACTTGACATGGATGCATCCACATCTGCAACTTCATCTTTTTATTCTTACCAAATCTATCCCCTAATTTATTCATCAGGAGACGTGGAAATGGTAATGCTAATGCTCCACCAGCAGCAACACGTGATGCACGAATTTCTGGAGTTAAGCTACGGTCAAAACCAAGCCATGTACCCGTAGATGCATTGTTATTGTGATATGGTACACCAAAAAGACTTACTGGTGTAGCACCGGATAATCCACTAACAACAATAACATCTGTGGCAACAAAGTTTGGTGTTGATGGTGTGAGTTTGATTTGCTTATTAGCTAAATCATAGAATGTGATTTCTGGTTCAAGACCTGCTGTACGCTGTGTGGCTAAGGTAGTATCATAAATATTTACCTTTAGACCATAGCGTAGTAAACGAGCACCAAAACCATCTGTACCAAGTGTAACAGTATCAACACCTGCTGCTGGAGTAACTACAGATGCAACACCAAGAATACCATTACCTGCTGTCATACACAGAGAATCACTATTACGGCGAAACTCCGGCATAGCACCAGCCATAATATCCTTGAAAGCATTTACGACTGCTTTACGGTTATCATCAGTTCCCCATTCTGCTTTCTTTGTCCACTGACAAGCATAACGAAGATGCACAGTATTGATAACTGCCTTATCAAACTGTGGACCAGCACCAATACCAAGATCTCCACCATCGGGGTCAAAATGTCCAAAGTAACCACCTGGACGTAGTTTCAATGGAATACGCATATCTCTTCCTGAGATACGCTCGATATTACTTTCCTTGTCTATACGAGAGTAAAAAGTATCATCTCTGTCATAGAGAGCATCTACGACAGGCAATACTTTTTCCATCTCTGTACCGATAACTGCTGCTTCATTCATTTCAGGCATTTTTTACTCATTTCTTCATAGGAACATTACCATCCAGCATTGCGCGCTCTGAATCTACCTTATTCCAGTCGATTTTTTTAGCATCAACTTTACCAGATGGTCTATTCACAGCACTAGAACTAGATGGGATTCGAGTAGCTCGCTTTTGCTCGCTCCTCTCATCATTAATTAAATTCTTACTCGAAAGTTTTGCTTCTCCTAATACTGCCTGACGCTTAGAAGGAATTAGCAGTTTCGCACGTGAGAGATACGTGTTAATAATTCTCTCTTTCGATTTACTGGTATATCCTTCTTTTCGAGCTTGTGACCAGAGATTGTTAATATTTCCCATATGCCGCGTGTCTTTTTGAATTGATTCATCAACACGCTGCTTAATTTCACTAATCAAAGATTTTTGAAGTAGAGGAGAAATATCAGTATTTTTGAATGCACGACCAATTTCTCTCTCTAAACGTGCTGTACCAACATCCATTACATCAGTAGCGAATGAACGGTACTGTTTCTCTTCAAAATCACGTTCTCGTTTTGAAAGATTATCTTCTTTCTCATCTTTTTCTTTTGGTTTTAGACCAATTTCAGAATCAAGTTTTATATCACCAAAAACATAGTTATGAAGATGATATGCTGAGTTTTTTAGATTTTCATCTCCACTTTGTGCTGCTGCACGACATAACTTCTTTATCTCAGGAAAAATCATCTGAAGATAAAGATCTTTTGATTGCTTTTCTAAAGTTGGAATGAAATTCGCTACGAAATTCTCTAATACTTTCTTATCTATTTTCTCTAATGTTTCAAGTAATGGTCCAGAATTACCACCCATTAAATCTGATTGATATTGATTAAAAGTCTGTACAGCTTCAGCAGCTTCTGTAGCATCTTCTACAGTTGGAAAAATTTCTGTATATTTCTGTTCACGAAAAATAATATGGCGTAGTTCTGGTACTTTCTTAAAAATATCTTTATCAGTCTTTTTTAGAGCTTGATAAACAGAATCTTCTTCGCTTATCTGTTCTTCTGCATCTTCATCTTCTTCTTCATCTATTTCATCTTGTTGTTCTTCATCTGCTTCTTCTTCAGTTGTTTCAGTTTCTTTACCATCATCTTCAGATTCTTCTTTTCCCTTTTTATCATTCTTATCAGAGTTATCAGTTTTATTCTTTCCAGACTTGTCATCTCCTTTATCGTCCGGAATATTGTCGAATGCTTTTCTCTCATCTGACGTGTCGATTCCCTGCTTGATATTACTATTTGGCTGACCTGGTACATTAGCTACTGGAAACATTTTGTTGTCCTCTCTCAGCGGGTGGTTGTTTACCCGATTTCTTTTCAACACTTCCTGAGTTGTTTTTACCACTCATTTTTGCATCTTGCTCATCTTGTGCCGCTTGATTTTCTGCTACTCTTTGTAAATGCTCCATTAAATGTTGTTCACAAATCATCTTAATTTGTGGGTCTAATGTATCACCAACATTTCCATTCAAAATACTCTTGAGAACGGTAGCATGAATCTCATCATTATCAAGTAATGGATTTGTGGGTAGTGGAATACCCTGAGACATAATAGCAAATTCTTTGTACTGTCTTGTTCTATCCTCTTCTCCTGGAATATAAAGTTCATTAAGTCCAATAGCTTCTTTCATTATCTCAGCATTACGTGGGTCAGTTAAAACCATTAGAATTTCTGGAATACCCGCAACTAATAGCTGTTGTATTGCATCTTTCTTCTGTGCCCATGATGCTGGTAATTGTTCTGTAGCTTCTGGTTCTATACGACCAATTTTACCAGAAAGTGCAGTAGAACGAATCCACACATTAACAAAACCCTCTCCTTCGCGTTTTGTAAATCTCTCATCTTTACCCAATTCTTTTAATACACCAGCATATTCTACTGCACTACGAGATTGAAAATGGCCCCAAAATGTAGCTGCTACTTTCCATGTAGTACCTAACCGTTGTAAAGATGCTGTTCTAGATTGTGAGTACTCTGACGCAGTTTTTGAACCACCAGAAGATACCCCACCATACACACTAGGAAAACTACTAGAAACAAATTGTGCATCTTGGTCAATATGCTGTCTGAGTGGGTCAATCTCTTGTGATAAAATAGCTGACGATGTGGTAAAGAATGCATCACTGATAGATTTTCCTGCTCTTGGATTAACTTGCGTGACCATTCCTGGTTTTGCTCTACCTTCTCCATATTTCTTGAAATCGAGGACTTTTCCATCTGCAAATGTTTCTGGTATTCCATGTTCTGCAGTCTGTAATTCAATTTCAACTAATTGAGCACGAATATCCTGTACTGTAGCTAGATTTTCACCTAATGGACGACCATAAATATAATTGCCAAGTGGATTTTTACTAATTGTCCAATGCTCATCCATATTTTCTGGATTAGCTTCCATAAATTCATCATTTACGAAAATAGCATAAAGACCTTCAGGATATTTTGCAGTTAATTGCTTAATAATGTCGATTTTACCAACACCCAATTGCCAATAATGATAGGGTCGTAACCAAATACAAGACACATTAGCTGCATTATCTGGATATTGTCCGAGATATTGTAGAGGTATTTTAGAAAAACTATATGTCTCATAAACATCTTGCCTTGCATTAATTTTATCTGCTCTATCTTGATAGATAGAACGAAGCATAGCCGCGCTCTGGGCAAATTCTAATAAAAGATAACCACACTCTTCTTGCTTTTTAGCATAAGCAGGTACTTTTACATGAAGTCCAGAAAATAATTCTTGACAAACGCTGCCTTTTGGTGATTTATCAAATCCAACAATTTGGGGTAACTTTTCTACACCCTGATTTATTTCTGCTGGTCCTTGATAACCGCATTTTTCACATTGATAAATTGGTTGTGGACCCTGCTGTTCTCCCATTGACGCAGCATTTTGTTGCTGTTGGGGAGGTACAATTCCCGCATCAAGACCATAACCACATTGAGGACAAAAAGCCTCAAAAATTTCAATATCACGAAATTCTGTTTTTGGTTTTTCATAACTACCATATTTTGGGTCAGTATGATAGTAATTATATCCAAAAATTGTACCTTGATTAAAAAGAATAACGATTGCTTTGATGAAAAGCATTCCCGCATCGTTATGAAGTGCTAGTAAGTCCGTTATTGTACGATATGCTTTACTAGCTTCCAAATCATCAGGATTATCAGCATCGTCAGGGTGAAAGTAAACAGACGGTATCGTAACTGAGAGCGCGGCAACAATTGCTTCTCCATGTGGTCTATAGATATTAATAAGACGTGGAGCAATCTCACCCTCTTCTTCTAAATCATCCCAATTTGGTACTCGCCAATCACGTGCTATGGGGTCAAGAAAGATGTCCAGTATGTTATTCCAGTAGTATTCTAATCGCTTCCATAAACGAACATAATCTTCTCGAACAAGTCTATCTTCGTTTCTTGCGTCTTTGAGTAAATCATAAATAGCATCTGAAATTTCTTTATCGGAAATTATCGGCTCTTCTACTATTGGTGGCGCAGCAGTATCTTCTACCATTTCTTGTTGCGGTGGTGGAATAACTGGGGGATACACTAATTATCTCCAGTACCTAAATCACCACCATCAGGATCAAATTGCTTAGCATTATTTTCAGCTAATGCAATGATAAATTTCTGGTGGTTATTTTTCAAATTATCTGCTATTTTTGTATAACTACATTCAAATTTGGAATTTAATTTAACTCCCCAACGATAATTCTTTCCATTTTGAACTGTTACAATATAGTATATGAAATTAAAAGCAATTCCACCAGACGGACCACGCATTTCAAATAATACATTATTATCTATTGAATATAACTCAAAATCCTTATCAAGGATATTCTGAGCTATTGCATCAAACATTGCATTAAGACGACGCTTTTCTAAATTCACTTTCTTTTTCCTTTTCCACTTTTTCTATAAGCAGAAGCAAACTTACTCTTAGTATCGTGTGGAGTTTTATCAAGAAACTCTTCTGCTACTTCAGATGATGGACCGCCCATTCCTTTTAGAGAATGATGTGCAGCAGCTTGCATATAGCGGAATTGTTTTGCCGATTTAACTGGCATTTTTTTCTCTTTCTTTTTGATAATTCTTTATAGCACGACTACGCATTCTTTCTCTTTGTTTTTGCCAACCACTACCATTATTTACTTTCTCAAAATTTTCTTCGACTTCACTTTGTTCAGTCTCAGAATCTAATATTCTATCCAATAACAACTTAGTGCGATCTCGTTCCAAATCTAGAGCTTCTTGAAGAACTGCGCATGTTTCGCATTCTCCCGATTCTTTTACGAACTGAGAAAACTTCCCTATCATCTGATTCCAATTTTTCCGCCCTGCGATAAAAACTTGTTTGATCTTCACCTGGTTTAATCTTACTACTAGCAAGAGAAAGTTTTTGTAATCTTTCTTGTTCATTTTTACTTTCATCAAAGTAATCACGAACACTATAAAGGCCATTCCGCAAACAATCGTAAGGGTCATCACCATCAAACTCTTTAACATCTTCTTTCTTTATTTCATCATAAACACAAGTTGGAATTACTTCGATAAGCTCCGAATTTTCACGACCTTCGGGACTATGAGAAAATATCTGAAGTTTAGGAAGGTTATATTCAACTGGTTCGGGACTAAAATAATTAGCGTATTGCTGAAGCGCCCCTTCCCCATGAATGCGCATAATTTTGTTCGCAAGTTCTTGGTCATAATCACCGATTATAGTCTTGATATTCGGTAATGGTTGCCATCTAAGATACTCGTGAACTAATTGCTTACCACCAACTCTATTCTTTTCACCTTTAGTTAGTGTACAGGAAAAACCAGCTTCATCCATTGCTTCTGCAACTTGCTCAAATAATGTTTGGTCTTGTCCAATATCCTGAACAGCGGAATGGCAGATTCGTACATCTCTAACATTACTAATTTCTCGCCCTGATAATAAGCATACATCACGCGTCCAGATTTTGATTTTAGCTTTCTTAATTGCGTATGTTCGATAAATGTATACTCTACCCGTCGGTGCGATTGCAAACCAAATAACGAATGTCCATGCTGAATATCCCCAATCAATTCCGATAATTTTCGGCCACCAATCTGGAATTGGAAAAGGTTCAATAACATGTCTTGCATTTAATGGCTCATCAGGTAACGGTTCAATTCTAAACTCTTCAAATACTTGACCTTCAAATGTGTACCAATCACCTAATATCATTGCCCTTCGTTCGGCAATTGATGTAATGCCTTCTAACTTTTGGAAATATTTTGGATTTGCAATTAATAAATGTGGATTATCTGTTGCTGTTGCTGGAATAAATATTCTTTTTGCACCAGTCTTTTCATCTATTAAGACTTTTCCACCAGTCTTACACCAATCTATAAATCTTTTACGAAAATATGTATGACCGACATTGCCGGGATTGCTTCCCCAACGTGTGAATGCTGGTAATCCACTCCCTGCAGGTGAGCGGTTACGTCGTAAGGTAAGGTATTCATATTGGAAACCAGTAAAAGATGTTGCTTCATCCCATCTAATAAGTGGAAACTGACCCGTATCATATTTCTTAACATCTTTTTCTTCTTTTAGATGCCCAAATATATCCATTCCACCACGAGGAAATACCCATTGATGTTTAGCAATATTATATACGGCACCCGTAGAGGGGAAAAATTCTTGACTACGTGGAATGATTTCCTGTTCAAGTTCGGGAAATGTACGGCGTAGAAAAAGACCTTTGAATTTTGGGTTCTCATGGAAGCCATACAATAATGGCATAACCATGAGAACGTCAGATTTGCCTGCACCAAGGGCACCACCATAACCTGCTTCATCAATATCAAAAGGTACTTCTAAAAATCTTTCCTGTTTCTTAGTTGGTTTCCATTCTTTTTCAGCTTTATCAACTACTGCTTGGAATGGGGAATGTACAGTTATCATTTTATGAGAGCAAAAACCACAGTAACTTACAAGCTAAATGTATAAATTGGTCTTGATTAAAAGTTAGTTTACCTTCACACTTAGTAAAATCTGTTAACCAATGTATGATACATTCTGCACAACCAAAATATGGATTAGTGGTAATTAAAAATACCATGTAACCATGTATAATTGCATGATAAGTTAAAATCAACCACCAAATCTCTGTTTGCTTTCCTTCCAATACTACATGTCTATTTTTCCATTTAGATACAAAGTCACCTTGTAATGGAAAATCACATAGTATATGTCCCACAATTAATTGAATTAGCATACTAGAAAAAATTACTGCTTCAAATTTTTTGGATTGCCAAATAGAACTACTGCAGTGTACATTAAATCTGCTTGATGTTCTGGAACACCACATGTTATTAAGCATTCATGAAATAGATTATCTGCTACAGATTTAATTGCATTAATATGCCACCCCGTTGGAGTCATTAAATCTCCATGATAACCACCATCATGAATAACTGCCGCGGGGTCGTAAATATCAATTGGTGGAAATTCTACCCAAAGAAAACGGGGAATGGAAGCAAAATTCGTTCTCATTCCTTTTGGAGCTATGAATTGTCCCTGATAAATTTCTGACTCAAAAACCAAGGGTTCGTAAAGTTCCCATAATCTAGCTCCAACTTTTTTAACAATTAAGGGAGTTAGAAATTTTGCCATTTTATTTATTATTTGGTGCTGGTGCTGCATCGGCTCTCTTTAATAGTTCAGATTCTAAATTAGTAATCTTTGCTAAATGTAGAGCCTTATCTTTTTCAAGTTCAGCTAATCTACTAGAAAGAACAGTTTCTAACTTATGTTCTAAATCCATATTGGCTTGATTGACTTTATCAAATCCTGAATTAGTGGATTTATGAATTTCATTTATGACCTGATTCTGATCATCTGTTTTCTTATCAATAATATCAGTCTTAGCTTTAACTTCTTTAACTGTTCTACTATTAAGATAAGTATAGAGTCCAGTCAATAAAGTTCCAAGACCAGTAAATCCAACCCCCATAATTAAAAGAATATCACTCGTTGACCTATCCATTTTAACCTCATAACCCTCCGGCTATGTTATTTAACCTCAATTGTTACAGTTTCCCAACTTCCAGCACTATCTCTATCCGTGCTTATTGGATTTTCTTCTCGATGTAAATTGCCACCAGACTCAAAGCAAACAAACTTACCACTCTCTGTCACAAAGGCAACACGTGAGCCATTCTTTAGAACACTAGCTTCTAATTCACTAACTCTACGTTGTAAGTTAAGGATTAAATCAGAATTATCAACAGGAGAAGGAATGGGTAATGGTCCGGGTAATTCTAAATGATTAACTCCGATAACTTTAATAAAATGTTGACCTTTTATTGAACTAGAATCTGGGTCTTGATTTAATGATGGCTTACCAGTACCCACACTACCGAACATATCCCAATTTAGTAAATCATTTTCTACTAGTTTGTTATTCGCTAGGGAATCTTTACTTGGAGGACGATTACCACCAGCATCTTTCCAACCCCATCCTTGATTTGGATGAGAGAATACTATCTGTTCTATCATTCTTCCCATATAAGAACGGAATGTATCTTCAAAATCATCTGGAGTAGGACCTTCAGAAGTAAAAGGAAATGGAAACTTAGCTATGAAAGCATCACGAGTTGCTTTAACTTCATTTGATAATTTCATTGTAGTATTTACTGGTGGTTCTATAGGGGGAATAATAATAGGGGGAATAGTACTGGATTTTTCATCAGAAAAAGCCACTATTTCATCAAGACTAAACCATTTGAAAACTACTTTATTCTCTGATAATTTACTAATCGCCACGGCAATCTCATTACCATAACGATATGCTCGAATGAATCTACAATTTCCTGATTCTATTACTTTTCTATAAGAGCGATAAACTATGATTGCACCATCTACATATGATTGACCAATATGTAGACCTTCAAGTAAAGTAGTGTATTCTGCTAATTTGATATTAGGTAATTTTGAACCATCGTACGTTGAATCACCTGTTATAATGACTCCGTTAGAATCAACATAACGAATACCATTAACGCCAATTTGTTGATTGATTGTAGTAAGAAGGGAAATTTCTTGATTTTTGTAAAGATAAACATCTACGTGATTTGTATCCCGTACAATATAAAGTCTTGTAGTGGTAAAAGCTATTGGGGACGTACCGAATGTTTTTCCTAAATCTATCCACTCTTGTCCCTTATTTACCCACGCTATTCCACTATTATCTGAAGCTCCTTGACCACCAACTATTCCATCTCCCCATCTTGTGAATAGTACATTTTCAGGAGAATTATTGAATAGTGGTAATGGTTTTTCTATACTATTTATTTGAACAAATTTATCTGGACGTAGACAGACATAATTACCCGTAATGTCTAAATCACCGTAGATTGCATTTTCTATAGAAAATGTTCTCATAGTTTTGAAAAATTAAAAAAAGAAACTAGAAAGGACAATACCAAAGAGAATTAGCACGAAATGCCCACGAACCAACACCTAAATTAGTGCAAACACATGATGCTTTTGTTGCTGGGCATGTAGCAGGTGTTACTGGAGCGCAATCAGAACAATATGCTTGAGTTCCATTTGCTGGAGTTCCCAAAGCTGCAAAAGCTACAGCGGGAACTGTAATTTCTCCTGCTGCGGCACGAGTAAAGCTCATATCTTGCGCGGAGCCAATATAAAGAATAGAAGGCGTTGTCCAATTGAACTGAGAAAGTGTACCAGCTAATGAACCACTAGCAGAGAATGACCATGCATTAGCACTAGAACGATACCATCCTGTTGTAGTATCAGTTCCTAATACTGTACCCGGAGAACCTACAGTACCAATTGGTAAAGATACTTGACCAGTAAATGATGGATTGAATAGTGTTACTCCAGAACCATTTGGATTACCACGAGAAGTAATTAATGTTCCACTAGTAGCAGTACCACCTGTTCTTGATACTTGACTAATACGAACAAACTTAAAACCAGTGAAACCATAATTTCTTATTCCACCAGTAGCAACTGTATTCGTATCAACTGCAAACCATGTAGTATTATCAAAACTAGCATCTAATGTAGTAGAAAGTGCAGAACCATCTGCTGTAACTTGCCACGTAATTAATGAAGAATTAGTTTGTGGAATTGCGAATGATGTACCAGAAACAACACCAGCACTAGCAGTTGATAGAGAAGATACAAGAGTACCATACGTCGCGGTACTTTGTGCAAGAAGGGAAAGTGTAGAAAGGAGTAAAGCGAGTATTAGAAAGAATGCTTTTTTCATATTCTTACTGGTCCTAAATGTATTTCTTCTTTAATTACATGAATGTCTTTACTACCACATCGAGTACATATCTTACTCTGTACTGGAGCAATCCATTCATGACCACAAGTATAGCATTGATGTGGTATTATTGTGTTTAACCACGTAGTATTCACTAGACTCTTTTTGCTAAATAGACTATTAGGAGAACTAATGCTATTAGTGCTAAAACTGTTAAACCACTATTTAATCCAATCATAATTATTCTGCTTTCTGATTCAAGTCAATGATTTCATAATCAGCAAGAGTTTTCATCTTCGGAGCATACATGTGAAGATGCAAATGCTTATTTTCATCTGCGTGCTCTTGAGCTTTTACAGGAGAGAGTTTATCAAAAACTACCGCCATATCTTTTGCAATAGATGATAAATCCTTTGCTTTTTCTTCATCCAGATTTTTATTAGCAAGAGATTTTAATGCACTATTCAGACGATTTGCCGCGCGATTGCTTATTCTAGTTCTTACCTGTACCAGTTTATCTACTGGCTTATTATATGTTGCACAACTTGTATTCCCATGAGCATACGCAGCAATACTAGATGGTGAAACCCCAAACGCATTTTCAACTTCTTTTGCTGTAGAACCCGTGAGTTTCTCCTCTGCTATTACCGCGCGTAAACATTCTGGCATATTGGTAACACCAGCGCCGCGGCCCTTCTTTATCTCTTCTACTTCTAATCCATAGTTTATTGTGTTTTGTTCTATACTAGTAATTATTTCTTCATTACTAATTTTATGAGACTCTACTTCGTTATTTTTAGGCAAAGTTATCTTATCGAGTTCTTTCTGATACTCGTTCTCAGATACTATAAGGAAGGGCATTGTACTATCCTCTTGTTATTATTACTCTTTCATAATCTCATAAAAATCATGTTCAGAACACTTCCCGATGTCCTATCCTAACATACCGCGGACCAATTGTCAATAGGCAAAAAATACTCTCTGAACACGAATTAACAAAATATGAGACTCTACTATTTTATTCGTGAGCGAAGCGAACTCATAATTTATGAGACTCTAATATGAGACCCTATAAATAAATTTAACTTCCTATGCTAAAGTTAAGTGTCATCAACCCTGCCCCTTGCGGCATGCACCCGGAGTCCCATAAAACTGATACTGGGGGTGGGTATGCTAAGTGCTTTAGAATCAGTAGTTTAGCTCGCATAGCACTATTTTTCACGATGCACTCTACAATGCAAAGCTCACTATCATAATAAATGGCCGGTTTGCAGTCCCGGCCATACGTAACACTTGTTACTAGTGTCGCGGTAAATTCGAGTGTAGCAAGTGACCTGAAGCCGTGATTACTTTTGCGCGCTTCAGACCTTCAATCATTGATTGATATGCTTCAAAATTTACCTTGTCCATCAAGAGCGCATACAACTCTCCTGAGGGATAACCAAACGGACGTGAAGCAATCAATTCCACAATCACCTGAATCACATCAATTGCGGCTCGGCGCTGTTCGTTCGTCATGATGTGAAAACTACCGCGGAATGAAACTGCCGTTGATGTTGCGGAGCAATTCCGCAACGGTGAAGCTCTTGAACACGTCCTCAGGTCCACCGTGACGCCATGAGAATTTGATTGTGGACCAATTGTGCGTAGGAATGGCCACTACCACACCGTCACGCGAGGTGACATGAATGAAGTTTGGATTCGTGATTGTATTTGGCATTTCATAATCTCCGGTCGTTACTCGGTGACGAAAAAAGAGCGGAGGTGTGATGTCCCTCCGCTCAAAAACTTTCTCCTACGCTGTAACTTCTGTAGCCTGTGCTGCGAGAGAATCCGCCATCGCCTCGGCCGCTTGCTGAGACATTTTGTAGCGGAGCATGAACATTTTGATTGACGCCGCTCGCACAACGGCGGGGTCTTCAACGTCTGGCTTAAACGGTGTGATTACGCGCTGATATTCCTTTGACTTCGCAGCCGTCTTGCGGGCGCTGTTCACAAGCTCGGTAAGCTCAGCGTCCGTGTAGTCTGCAATGGCTTCGGCTTTGTTCTCAGCTTGCTTCCAAGTGAAAGGAACGTCCTTCCAATTGATTGCCTTCAGGCTTGCGAGAGTCGCAGTGTTCGCTGCAATCGCGTCAGTCTTGTCTGCATTCTCCTCAGCAAACTTTGCAAACTTCGTATCGAGTGCAGCGATGGCCTTCTCAACGCTCTGGCCGAATACGGTCTTGACTTCGAACGTCTCTGCTACTGGCTTCATGTCGTCCTCTTTTCCGTCAGGCGAAATTGCCTACTACCAATATACGCCTATTTTGGAAATTGTCAAGTCGGGGCAAGGTCGGGTTCTTGTCACCTCCACCTAGCCTCCCGCGTGCTACCGCGTCAACACGCGTTGTTAGTTAGACGTAAACCCTTACCAGTTAGCGA